AGAGAAGCTGGTATCTATTCAGTCTTTGTTTATAAAGATCCATTAGATTGTAGCGATCCTTTGAATGATGCTACTTGTCCTGGATATGCTGCAGCACTACAAGAACAACAAGAGGCAATGTTGGCCGAACAACTGGCAATGGCGGAGATGACAAATGATGACACGGGAACAATTGAAGAAGTTAATGAAACTCCACGTACTGAGGAAATTGTTGAAGAAGTCCAACCAGAACCAGAACCAGTAGCGGAGGTAGTTGAAGATGTCGTTGAAGAAGTATTGGAAGAGCCCATGGAAGTTGTTGGGGATGTCGAAAGAGAAATATCAAATGACACTCCTGTGGGGGCTGGGAACAGCAGCAGGGTACGCGTCAATCCATTGGATGTGGCTAGAGGAGCTGTTGCTGATGCTGCTGCAGTAGCTGGAAATGCTGTAAGCGGAGCATTAAGTTCAGCATCTCAATCTAACGAAGAAACATCATCATTTGTTATGAATCAGGCTTCTCAGTCTGCATCACAGTCTGCTTCAATGGATCAACAATTAACAGACGATGTTCAATCTGCTGCTGCAGAAAGAAACCAAGAGAACCTACTAGAGTTGGATCAAACAGTAGCATCAGTTGAAGCTAATGTAGCGGCTGCACTACAGAGTGTTGAGGAAGCCAATCAGACATCTATTCAAGCAACAGATAATCTAATAGAACAAGCATTATCATCTACTGTTGTAAATCTTGAAATGCAGCAGGAACAAATAGATGCAACTTCAGATGAGAAGTTTTTAGAGATGCAGCTAGCTTCACTTGACATACCAGAAAACGTTTTACAGTTAGAAGTGATTGTCGATGATTATTCTGCTAATGTTGTTAATGAAACATTAAATAACATTATTAACACACTTACTAATCCATCATTTGAATTGCGAGTAGAAGAACAAGAAGAAGAACTAAGTGAACCACTATCTACAGGTGAGGAAGCTGATTTAGTTTCTAAGGCATTTGCTGGTAGTGATGATGAAGATGCTAGGTCAGCATTACTTGGCTACAACCCTTTGTTTAGTCAATACGAACAACCACAAATGGCAGATGCTGATTTTTATAAACCCAAGGACATATATCCTGAACAAGAAAATTACGATAACCCCAACGCTAGATTTTTTAATGGTGCCAGTGACGAAAAACATAGAGCGATGGTAAGACAACAATACGAGAGGAACTAAAATGGCAGAATTTGAATTTGCTGGTACAACATTTAGAGGTGGCAAAATGTTTGCAGTACTGACTGCACTGTCAACTCTTGGCGGTGGAGCTTGGGCTGGTTTTGAGTTCTACAAAGACTATATGGATATGAAAGAGATTATCCAGAACATAGACATTGATGCTATTGCAGCAGAGAATGCTCTAGTAGTACAAAAGCTAGATGAATCGATGCTAAGAATTGATGAAGCTATTACTTATACTAGAGACATTAAAAATGATCTAAAAGATGATCTTCTAAAGATGGAAGGTACACTTGATCGTTTAGATGCAAAGGTTGATGAAGCTGTTGACAATACAAAGGCATCAATAGAAACTTTTGAAATCAAGACTGAGAACACAATTGATAAGTTTGAAGATAAGACAAAAGCTCAATTAGATGAAGCAGAAGCTGATCTGAAAGAAGCCCAAGATGAACTAGAAGAGATGTCAAACAATCTAAAGCTAGAGCTTGAAAAGATCAGAGACACTATGGGTGAAATCAGATCTGAAACATCTGCAACTCTAAGAGATGTTGAAATGACTATGAGAGAATCAGAAAAAGATACACGTGATGTGATGAAAGAGACCAGGGCTGATCTAGAGTTCAAGATGGATGAACTTGAAACCGATATAAAAGAAACTATAGAAGAAGCACTTGATAACCCACTCAATGACTAATAACTGATAAATACCTTTGAAGGAGAGAAGGTATGATTGATCCAGTTACTGCAATTGGGTTGGCTACGTCTGCGTATAATGGAATCAAGAGTGCTATAGCCACCGGTAGAGAAATTCAAGATATGGGATCACAACTTGGCCAGTGGGCCAAAGCCATAAGTGATCTTGACTATGCCCATCAAAAAGCAGAGAAGCCACCTTGGTACAAAGCTCTTGGTGGTGGTGTTCAGGCCAATGCAATGGAAGTCTGGATGCACAAGAAAAAAGCACAGGATATGAGAGAAGAGCTCCGTTCGTATATTTCTCTTTACTACGGGCCTTCGGCTTGGGACGAAATCGTATCAATAGAAGCTCAGATGCGTAAAGCCCAAAAAGAAGAAATTTATCGCAAAGAGGAATTAAAACAATCTATTATAGAGTGGTCGCTTGGTATACTTTGTTTTGTATTAGGGGTTTCAATATTAGGTGGTATTACATACTTAGCTTATATAGGATAAATGGAAATAAAACAATGTAAACTTACCAGAAGATGGATTGTCTACGATGACAAGGGATACATTGTTGTGATCACTTCACACAAAAGAATTGCTGTAAATTTATTTAAAAAAGGTAAAAATGTTAGCGCTAACATTTGATATATAACGCATCCCTTCCACATAAGTTAAGGAGATGTTATGTGTTCCCCATTCGTCCGTAAAGAAGCAAATCGATTAAATTGGATTATCAAAGGAAAACTTATCGACAAATCTTGGTCCGATGAAGATGTAGAAAAAACCTATCATTCATATACGAAACGATTATGGGGTAACAACGAAAACTATCTCCATGAAGGTGGTTTCGAACAGGCATGGAAGGTCAGAGAAGCAGAAATGCTACAAGAAGACGTTAAACATGTAGCTGTTCTTGGCGGTCACTACGACTAAAAAAAATCAAAAAAATTCATTTTCCGGGTTGACATCAGATCAACAATGCCCTATATTATTAATATAAGGTAATGAAGGAGATATATCATGACTTACAATTGGATGGTTACGGCTACTAATGCAAAAGGCGATTTCTTTGAGGAGTATTTCGTAGAAGCTAAAGAAGCTGATATTCGTCATAAGCAACTTTATAATGAAGTTGATGATCGTGGTCTTTGGAAGTGGGGATCTATTCGTACGACTAATATGGATACAATGCGAGCTGATCTTATCACGGGTATCTTGGGTCAGTCTCGTGAAGGACAAGTTCCTAATTGTGTAGCATAGGAGACTATTTACCGGATGCGTCCGTGTGGAGGACCCGGCCGGCTAAAAGCACCATTGTTAGTTTCAATCAATCTAGAGCGGCAACGTCAATAAGGCCGTGCAGGGCGATTGGAGATACTAGGGGCGTATTCGGTAAATAGTCTTGAAGGAGATTAAGATGAGAACTGTACACTATGTAGGAATGGATTATGCTACCTATCAACGTGCTCGTCGCGTTTGGGGAGGTCCAGCATATTATCACAAGTGGATGGACGATCGTGTTTGGACTGAGGTTGGTGATAGCGATGTTGTTGTCGTCGGCGATCCTACTCATCGTCAATATGTTTGGGATGCTTCTGCAGTTAGTAAGGAGTATACAGATTGACACCTCAAGAAATACATGAATATAAACTATCATGGAGACCTGGCTATACTGTCAGGCTCCATTCTGATTTAGAATCACAAGGCAAGGATTGGTGTAAGCATCATCTTGATAAACCTTATTGGAACTTTACAAAATGGACTGCTGTGTATGAACATACCTTTCATTTTGAAGATGAAGACACTGCAAAACTTTTTAAAGAAAATTTTAAAAAATATGCAGATTTAGGTTGACATTTGAATTCAAATGAACTATATTAATATTATGATAATGAAGGAGATATAAAATGGCACATGAAGTAGAAACAATGGCATATGCGGGTGAAGTTCCATGGCACGGTCTTGGAGTAAAAGTATCTAATGATCTTACGCCAGAACAAATTATGGTAAAGGCTGGTTGTGATTGGGAAGTCACCAAAGAGCCTATTATGACAGAATCTGGTATTGCTATTCCGGGTAAGAATGCATTGGTGCGTTCATCAGATCAAAAGGTATTTGATATCATCGGAGATGATTGGAAACCTGTTCAGAATCGTGAAGCATTTCAATTCTTCTCAGAGTTTGTATTAGCCGGTGAAATGGAAATGCATACTGCGGGTTCATTAAAAGGTGGTAAGAATGTTTGGTGTCTTGCTAAGGTTAATGAATCTTTTTCTATCAACGGAGATGATCAGATTGATTCATATCTATTGTTCTCTAATCCACATGAGTATGGTAAAGCCATTGATGTTCGCTTTACACCTATTCGTGTTGTATGTCAAAATACTCTTACATTCTCTTTACAGGCTGCATCTAAGAATTTTGTAAAGCTTAATCACCGTACAGTATTTGATCCTGATATGGTTAAGGAATCTCTAGGTATTGCATCTGAGAAGTTTGCAAAGTATAAAGAGATGGCTGAGTTCTTGTCTTCTCGTAAGTTCTCTACAGAAGCTCTTATTCAATACTACAATGAGGTGTTTCCCTTTACACATAAAGAGCAGACACCTGTTGAGGTTGCGGATGATCTTTCCAAGAATGCTAAAGCAGCTATGGAAGTTCTCTATACACAACCTGGTGCTCAGTATGCCGAAGGTAGCTGGTGGCAGGCTCTTAATTCTGTAACCTATCTTACAGATCATGTTATGGGTCGCCAAGCGGATACTCGTATACAGTCTTCATGGTTTGGTATTAATCAAAACCGTAAACTTAAAGCTGTTAACAAGGCAGTAGAGTATGCCCGAGCCGCGTGAGGAAAGGTACCATGAGTACATTCTACGGAAAACAAAAGAATGGTCCAAAAGGGAGAGTGATACCGTCCGAGGTGATTCGGACGGAGAATCACTGGCTTATTGGTACGACATGGACAAAGAATGGATCGACCGGAAATAAATATAGTATTACAATGTTCAATAAGGGTTTTGCTTGTAGTTGTCCAGCATGGAAGAAATGCAAGCATATAACTGCTGTCGAAGAACAATTGGCTTATGAAGGAGATTATAGCACATGATACCTATTAATTCAAAAAAGGAACCTACTCTATTAGGTAAAATGGAAAACATCGAAGATCTATTTAAGGTTAGTAAAATGGTTGATAATATGAACCAGGATCTTATTGATTCGGGATTTGATCAATATCAATACATAACGGTCCAACGAGGTAAGAAACTTTACATAGAACGTAAAGAAGGCCCATAGGGGCCTTTTTTATTCATATAAATATAGTAAAAGTTTACAAATGGTGTTTCTATGAAAAGATTTGCATTACATGAAGAATTATTGTCAGAGGCTTCTAATTATGAATTAGGCGCAGCATATGAGACTGCTACAGCTTTGCATCTTCATAATAGTACTCATTCTGAAAGAAATACTTCTCCCGAACATTTAGAACGTATTAAAAAGATGAAACAGCTTCATGATGAAGCAATGTCTAAATTTTCTCCAGAGAAGCAAAAGGAAATTCTTCAGCGTGGAAAAGATTCTGCTAATGCCTATCTTAAATCTTTAAAGACTAATCATGGCATTAATCCCGAAGACGTACATGAAGTTCATCATACATATGCAGGTATTGATTCTCTTGTAGGAAAGAAAGTATCTCAACATATGAATCCACATGATGTTGCTATCAAAACAAAGAATGGTAAGCTTCATGGAGCATCTCTAAAATTCTCACCTGGTACTCTTTCTAACAATCCAACAAAAGCATTTGACAAAATGTCTGGTGAACTTGGTATTAAGACCGACACACATGGTGTTTGGGATCATCACTCCAATAAAGCCGGCCTTAGTGGTATGACTAAGAAACAAAAGAAAGAAGTAAGAGATAAACCCGAAATAAAAGATGCTAACATGGAAGCAAAGAAGCAATCAGCTTTGCACCATACAGAAGCTTGGAATAATGCCAAACACGAAGATCATAAAAGATTTTTGCAGCATATTACAAAATCGGATCCGCATATTCCATATGACTACGTTGTAGGTCATAAAGGTGGAACAGCAGAACCCATCAAAGATAAACACATTCATAAACTTATTGCCAATGCAAAGTCTCTAAAGGCTACACATAATGGTACTAACTTAGTTCATATTCACGACCATGAAGGTAATCATGTTATGACATTTGAACATAGACCTACACATGGATCATTTATTTCAACCCAAGTAAATGCAAAGTATGGTTCAGGAAAAGCAAAGGCTAAGTAATGGCAACGACAAGATATTTTTCCAATACATTTTATGCTGAGGGGGTAGACATTGCCAAAGGTGTGGTGATGGACGCGTCTCAGCGTAATATATTTGGAACGTGTGGTGACACAGCAAACATTGTTACAACTGAATTTAGAACGCCTTGGGAGTTAGCAAGCAACTATATTTTTCCAAGCGCAGCTGCTCAGATGAGTTTAGTAAGCACCAGTGCTTCAGATACAGCAGTAACTGTTTTAATCTTGGGGTTAGATGCGGATTATAATATTATTCGAGAAACCCAAACTTTAACTGGGACAACCCCAATTACAACAGATAATACTTATTTTAGAATTAACGATATTGTTTGTGTAGCAGGAAATGCGGTTGGTGATATAACATTAAGTGTTGGCGCTAATGTATATGCAAAGATATTGGCTGGAACTGGAAGAGACCAAAAAGCTGTTTATACTGTACCTAAAGGATACTGCTTTTTTCTTCAACGTATTGATGCTTTCTGTACAGATGCAAATGGTGGTAAAGCAGCAAGATTTAGAAACTTTTTAAGATCACCCAATGGTAGAGAACTCAGAGTAGCCGATACAACATTTTTTGAGAATATGCAAATTCTTAGACAAACACCTTTTAAGTATGATGAAAAGACGGATATTGAAATGCAGCTAAGATCGTTATCCGGTTCAACATTTGGATCTATATTTGCAGAAGGAATATTAGTAAAACTTTAAAAAATGTTGTTGACAATTGAAATTAAATCAAATATAATAAGATATGGAAAATTTTAGAACACATATAACAGAACAAAAAAATACTCATATGACTCACATCGAAGATAAGGTTATCTACGGTGGTGTCAAGGGCACACGTCAAGCCATACTCGCTTTGCGAGAGCTTCGTGATATGTTAAGAGGAGTACATGATGGTAATGTCTCTGTTAAGTGGGATGGTGCCCCTGCTATTTTTGCTGGCACTGATCCTCGCGATGGTAAATTCTTTGTCGCCAAAAAAGGAATCTTTAATAAGAATCCTAAAGTCTATAAGTCTAGTGCTGACGTGGACGCTGATACTTCTGGTGATCTGGCTGCTAAGCTTAAACTCGCACTAAAGCATTTGCCTGCTTTGGGTATTAAAGGTGTGGTACAAGGTGACTTTTTATTTGGTCCAGGTGATATAAAGACTAAGAAAATAAAGGGATCGTCGTATGTTACATTTCATCCTAACACTATCGTCTATGCGTTGCCTAGCGAGTCGGCTGGAGCTAAGGCTGTTAAGTCAGCAAAAATTGGAATCGTCTGGCATACAACCTACACTGGTAATTCCTTCGAGTCAATGCGAGCTTCTTACGGAGTTGACGTCTCCAAGTTTAACACAACCAGAGCTGTGTGGTCGCAAGATGCAATGCTCCGGGATCTAAGCAAAGTTACTATGAGTAAAAAGGACACAGAGTATGTTAATGAACTTCTTTCAGAAGCTGGGTTTCTCTTCAACAAAATCGCTGGATCGACTCTTAGGCAGCTCGAGAATGAGGAAGAGCTACCGCGCCTCATTGAGCAATTCTATAATAAACATGTCAGAAAAGGAACGCTTATCGGAGATTCAGAACGACATGTATCCAAGCTCATTCGTTGGATTAGATTACGTTACGCAAAAGAGATTGCCAAGCGCAAAACAGAAAAAGGAAAATCTGGACAAAGAACTAAACTAGATAATATATTATCTTTCTTTTCAGAAGAAAATAAAAAATCTTTGAAATATATGTTTGACCTTCAAAAAACTATTGTGCTTGCAAAACTTAAACTTATAAATACACTTAATAAACTAGGTAATGTAGATACATTTGTGAAAACAAGCCGAGGTTACAAAGTAACCGGAGCAGAAGGTTATGTAGCAATTGATAAACTTGGTGGTGAAGCGGTGAAGATTGTTGATCGTATGGAGTTTTCATACAACAACTTTTCACCAGATATATTAAAAGGATGGGATAAGCCAACGAGGAATTAAATGGCCAAAGCAGATTTTAAAACGTTTCTGAACGTAGACTATACACAAACGGGTGATCCACAACTAGCGTATAATGCTAAGAAAAGAAAAATGGACACACCTACTGGCAATACAGGTGAATCTGTAGAACCTGCAGACGAAGCTCTTTCTATGACTCAACGCAGAGCGCGTTCACGTCAGATGAAAAAGTATCAGGCTCGTCTAAAGGTTGGTCGTAAAAAAGCCTCTATGAAAGTTGCTGATGCAAAAAGATTAGCCAAGAGAGCACAGCGTACAGCACGTCTTGCATTGGCCAAAAAGATTACCAAAGGTATTCCTAAATCTGAACTTACTCCCGCCCGCAAACAAGAGATTGAGAAGAAGCTTGATAAGATGAAGCCTCGTATTAATCGATTGGCCAAGAAGATGCTACCAAAGATTAGACAAGCAGAATTAGGCAAACGGCGCGGATAAAATATGATTAGCAGATTTAGTCAGTTTCTCGTTGAGGAGGAAAAAACCGTTTTCTTCGGCTTCGGTCGAATGAACCCTCCTACTATTGGTCATGGAAAGTTACTAGACGTATTATCTCAAAAGTCTGGGCGTAATCCATATAGAATGTTCTTATCACAATCACAAGATAAGAATAAAAACCCTCTTGTATATAAAGAAAAAGTTAAATATGCTAGGAAAATGTTTCCTAAGCATGCTCGTTCTATTATGCTTAATAATAAAGTAAGAACTGCTTTAGATGCTTTAGTAATTTTATATAATGAAGGTTTTGTAAACGTTGTGATGGTTGTTGGATCTGATCGTATTAATGAGTTTAATGTATTGTTAAACAAATATAACGGCAAAGATTCACGTCATGGTTTTTACAATTTTAAATCAATCAAAATAATTTCTGCTGGTGAAAGAGATCCCGATTCAGAAGGTGCAGAGGGCGCATCTGCTACTAAACAAAGACAATATGCTAAGGATAATAACTTTACATCCTTTGCACAAGGTCTACCAGCCGCTATGACTAATCCTGATGCTAAGAAATTATTTAATGCTGTGCGTAAGGGAATGGGTCTTAAAGAAGCAAAAGAATTTAAAAATCACATTCAACTAGAACCTGTTTCAGACATCCGTGAATCATATCTTAGAGATAATATCTTTAAGGAAGGTGAACAAGTTGTAATGACTAAACATGGTATTGTTGGTAATATCAAATACCTTGGCACAAACTATCTAATTGTTGAATCTAAAGGCGAGACATGGAGATGCTGGCTGGATGATGTATCTAAGGTAGATCCTAATGATATTCCTCCAGGACATATAGAAGCCGATTATGGTGCTGATCCTGAACAAGGACCATATAGAAATTTATCGGAAGCAAATCAGTCTGTTAAACCTCACCCTGAGGTTGTTAAAGCTTATAAAAAGACTTTAGATGCAGAAGATCAAGCTGGCGATTATAACTATAGAAGCAATAAAGCTAGAGTTACTAGAGCAGCAAATCATTTAAGTAAAAAAATTAAACAGCATCATCCTGATCTTGACATGAAAGATAAGATTGCTCTTCGTACACACCTGCAAAATATGAAGGAAGCAAATCAACCTGAATGGGGCACACCTGAGTCTACTGCCAAAGCAAAGAAAATTACTCCTGGGGAAGATACTGTTAAAAAATTTAAACAGCATTCAGAAGAAAAAGATACACATGTAACTAAAGACGGCAAGGTTGCTAAAAAAGGTCTTTGGTATTATATTAATAAAAGAAAGAAAAAAGGTCTACCTGCAAAGAAACCAGGTCAGAGGGGATATCCAAAGACCTTAGACATTGAGGGCAAAAAATGAAACAATTTAAACAACTCTTAGAAGAAGTATCTGACGTTAGATTAAAAACAAATCAAACATTGTCACGGATTGCCAGTTCTCCCGGGCATCCAATGGCAACCGCTGCTAAGGCTGAATTGGCTAGACGTAAAGAACAACAAGAAGCAAAAGAAGTTGATGAAATAAGCTTGGATGCCCTTACCAAGAAAATTTCTAATTCTGGTCTAGACAATATTAAAAAAGCTATGAAGGCCGGCGATATTAAAAAGGATCTTGAAAAGCTAAAGTCTAAAATAGATCCTACTAAACCCGTTACTAATGAAAAGACTCTTACACCTGCTGAGAAGAAAAAGCGTGAAGAGATTGCTAAGGCTATCGAAAAAGATAATCCTGATATGCCAATGGATAAGAAAATGGCAATTGCGACAGCACAAGCTAAGAAGGTGGCTGAAGCTCCCGATGAAGGTGCCATGAAACGTATAGCAACTACGCAATCAAATAAAGCAGATCGTATGGCGTCTACTGACAAGAAAGGTCTTGAGACATTTAAGAAAAAGGTTGCTGCGACTGAAGATGTAAATGAAATGGGTCCACGACATACATCTTCTCCAATGAAAGACAGATTTGGTGGGGCAGTAGATTCTAAGAAGTTTGGTACATATAAAGCTCATATGAAAAAACATAATTTAGATGAACCAACTGTACGCATGATTCATAAGAATCCCGATGCCGGGGAATCAAAGCGTATGATGAAAAATCCAAAGTATGCTCAGGCTGTTTCTCTGTATAAAAATGCTCAAAGAAAAGAATCAACAGACCTTACTAAGATTCGTACTATGTTAGATAAGGAATAGAAGATATGAAAAGTTTAGTTACCTATTCAGTTGAAATGGATGAACAAGAGGTCAAAGAAGCCGTAGACTTTATGGCCGAAAAAGATATTGTGTTTACAGAGAATGTTTTTAGACCTGGTTCAGAAAAGTATTTTCTTTTCTTTAATGAAGCAAGGCGCCTAATGGATATGGATATGCTTCAGGTAGAAGGTGTTAATAAAGAGATTCTGGAAACAGACATTGGTAAATTTGATATGTATGAAAATGTGAGAGTGCCACTTGATTGTCCAATGCCCTATCTAGGTGAAGAGAATCTTGGTGAAGAAGAGAAAAAAGAAATTGGGAAACCTAAAAGAGGTGGTTCCAAAAAGTTTTATGTTTATGTTAAAAAAGGAGATTCTGTGAAGAAGATTTCCTTTGGTGATAAAGGTGGAGCGTCAGACGGCTCTACTCTTAAAACAAAAATTAATGATCCAGAAGCTCGTAAATCATTTGCTGCCAGACATCAATGTTCAACACAAACGGATAGAACATCTGCTGCCTACTGGTCTTGCAGACTGCCAAGATATGCTAAGTCTTTGGGCATGCAGGTCAACAATCCAGGAGCGTTCTGGTGACAATTGGTAAACCATATGTTGATATGGTATTAGGAAATAAAAAGATAAGAACCTTTGATATGAATGCCGATCAAGATGAATATGAATGGCACCGCGATAAAATAGATAGGAATATTAAAGTATTAGAGGGTGACAATTGGCTACTACAGTTTGATAATAAAATGCCAATGCCTCTAAAGGTTGATGATGAAGTGTTTATACCTCATGGAGTATTTCATAGAGTATATAAAGGCACCACACCCTTAAAAATAGAGATAAGAGAATAAAATGGATACTGATACACGTTTAGATAGAATAGAAGAAAAGCTGGATAAGCTTAGTGATGTAATAGTATCTATTGCTCGCTTTGAAGAGAAGATGGATGCTTATAATGAGTATCGTGAAAGATCATGGGATCGTATGAACAAGTTTTCTGAAAAACTTGATGATATTGAACATAAGGTAGATGATAATTGCCGAACAGTTCATACCATAAATAAATTATTCTGGATAGCTTTAGTTGCTATAGCAGGATCAATCGCAGCTCAACTTTGGATGTAAGGAGAACAATCATGAGCGAATGGATCAAAAGGTTGGCTGAGAGATTTGCTGAAGTCAACGAATCAAAATTTTTAATTCCGGAAGAAATTCCAACACAAGAACGTACTGCGTTTATGGGAGCAGCAGCTGCCGCTCATAAAGCAGGTAAGACATCTTTTGAGTTTGGTGGTAAGACTCATAAGGTTACAATGAAAAAAGATACAGCCAATGCAATTGCTGATGAAAAAGAACCTACTAAAGAAGCAGTAGACCTTGATAAGGATAATGCTGATAAGGCCATTCGTCACGATTGTGCTACACATGTTAAAAGTGAATCATGGGGCTATGGTGAATGCATTAGTGGTCAACACACTATTGTAGAAACTACTGAAGGTGAAGGTTATGTTACACATTATGACGTAATGTTTGAACATGGCATCGAACGTAATGTACCAGTAGAAGATTTAGAAATTCTACAAGAGATGTCACATTCACATTCTAAAAAGAAAAAAGAGAACGTAGAAGTTGAAATGAATCCTAAAAAAGAAAAGAAAAAGGATGATAAAGCATCTACTGAAACCGATATGGCAGCCGAAGCAAAGGTTGATGAAATCTCGGTAGGTAGGCTGCAGAGATGGGCTAAAGATGCTAAAAAAGACATCGAACAAAAACGTAACAAAGTAAAAGCGGCTTTAGATCAACCAGCAAGTGTAAAGCACGCAAAAGCAGGTCTTGATGCAATGAAAGGTTTGGCCAAGAGATCTAGAGGATCAGACATGTACGTTGATAAGATGACAGGTCGTTCTAAGGTAAAGCCAACTGCAGAAGAAGCTGAGGTATGGCCAATCTACAAACGTATCCAGGAAAAGGCAGATGCTGATCGTGCAAAGCATTATAAAGGTGCTGCTAAGCCCGAGGATTGGGATGAAAAGGAAAAGAATAATAAGGGCGCCATGGATATGAGAAAAGACATGAAAGCCGATGCTCCTGATGAATCCCCATACAAAGAAAAAGATGGTCATGATGATGCGTCTAAAGCAGGCCGTGTAGGACCTAATGCAAAGACAAGATCAGGTGATAATAAACAAGGTGACAAAAAAGTTATTAATCCTGTAGCAGGTGTCGTAACCAAAGAAAAATAGGAGAAGATTATGGCTATAAAACCACCCGGATGGTGTACAAACGCAGTACCAGGTAAAAATGGATGGACTGATCCAGTATCAGGTGAAGTGTATGTATCTGCAAGATTTACACAGGCAGAAATTGATGAGTATAATGGTGTTCAGATTGATCAAGCTATTCATGATGATATTCAGAATGGAAAGATTGAAGCTGCCATGGCAAATTCTGATTATGCCGAACCCATTTTTGTAGACGAAGATGATGTAATTCAAGATCTTAACGAAGATGGTGTTATTGATGATTTAGAATCAATGACCAAAAAAGAACTAGAAGATCTTGGTAGAGAGCATGGTGTTGAACTTGATCGTCGTAAGAACAAAAAGAGTTTAATTTCTACTATGAGAAATCTTTTGTCTAAATAAAGTAAACACTTTATTTGGATGTGACATGAAACTCTTTGAAACTTTAGACGATAAAAATATTTTGATCTTCGCTGCTAAGCATTATTACAAACCAAATGTAATTGATGCAGAAGAATTTTATGATGACCTTAAACGGTTTATGTATATTAAAAGATTATTTAATAGGTATTCTAAATCGGGAGAGATATCCGAAAGACTTATTTTAAATCATCTTATTGTGATATTTAATGTATTTGGTATTCAACCTAGCCTACAAATGTTGGAGTACCACATTGAACAAAAATATTGGACATCACTTAAACCGTTTTTGGTCTTTTTAAAATATATTAAAAATGATGAGTATACAAACATACCATTGGATCAACACGTGGTAGATAGATTAAGGAAAATCTAAACTATGGGCATTATTAAAAGAGCCGGTGATTTAGTATATACATTTAGATTTTTGCGTCTTCTTACTACTAGGTTTGAAGATACCAAAGCTTATGAATTGGGTATTATTGATGCTGATGGAAAAAGACTAAAGTCATATAATATGGATAGTATGCAATCTCGTGATGATTATAAAAACTACTATACACCTTTTCATAGACTTGTTTTCAATATTAAAAAGATTATGGCAAAGGCACCTGGTGGTGGAAGTAGAATTGCAAGTTATGCTGCAGCTCTATATCTACTTAAAGAAAAGTTTTCTATTTCGGATAAAGCAATTAAAGATGCGTTACAAGAACACGATATTGATCCATTAGACTTTATGGCTGAATCAACACAATGGTTTGTATTAGAAGATAAAAGATTATCACCAGGTGTTTATAAAATTGGATCTGATAAACTTATTAATAATACACTTGAGGAAATGGCTCACCAAAAAGATAATATAAGAGTTAATGATAACTGTTATCCTGTAGGTGAAATATTTGGTTTAGATATTTACGAGGTGACACATATCAAAACAAAGCAACCTGTATACGTTACAGTGGGAGAACTAGCAAGATGAAAAAAGAAACAAAAGAAGATGCTATGACAACCGCAGATGCAGGTATTCCTGCTGATACTAAAGATATGGGTCCTAGATTAAAAATGGTGAATATGACTGACCGCAGACGAAGAAAGGATAAACTTCCTGTTCTGTTAAAACGGTTCCGGAAGTATATAGAAGATAATGGCTAAAATATATTTATTTTTTATCATTGTTTCTTTATTGGGTGGCGTAGGATATGGTGGCTATAGTTACTATCTTTGGTCACAAGAAACTATTGGCACTCTTAGAGAAAATAATGTAAAATTAAAAACAGCGGCTGAGACTCTACAAAACACTGTTGAGAAGATGGCAGCAGATGCAAAGAAAAACGAACAACTAAATAAAGATTTAACAAAGAGACTACAACAGTCCCAAGAGCACCTTGATAAACTTAGAGGTGTGTTCGCTAAAATTGATTTGACTATGGAGGCATTAACAAATGCACAAGGACTTGAAGACCGAGTTAACAATGCCGTTAACAAACTCATTGGACGTATCAAAGATGAAACTACCCCTCCTTCTGACCGGCCTGCTGATACTGACAGCGTGCGGGGCGAGACTACCGGAGAAGGAAGTAGTAGTAACAACTGAATACCAAGAACAAAATATTCCAATTCAAGAAAGACCTAAGGCTGTAGATTTTCCTCCGGTTGATTGGTTTGTTATTACAGAACAGAATATGGAAGAAAAGATTGCCGAGATTAATTCTAAGACCGGCAATGTTGTTTTGTTTACTATTACGCCAAAAGGTTATGAGAACTTAGCTATTGGGATCGCAGATCTTAGAAGGTATGTTAAGGATCAACAGGCGATTATTGCTTACTATGAAGAGGCATTAACACCAGATAAACCTAAGGAAGAAGTGACCTCTACCGAAGAAAAATAAAAAAAATATTTTTATTTAAATCGCATATATGGCCCGTTCCGAGGTCATAGAAATAATATATACTACTATCAATTCAATAATCAACTATTAACGTCTATTGTACGGATAGGCGCTGTCATTTTTTGTCCAAGAGGTATAATATGCTTAAAGCAGTTCCAAACTATAAAGATACCGACCTAAGAGGTCTAATGTCACAAACAAAATTTTATGAGGGGTATAGTAGATGGGACGAAGACAACGAGCGATATGAATCTTGGGAAGAATCTGTATCACGTGTAATGGATATGCATCGTGATTATTATAAAGATAAAATGACACCCGAACTAAGCCTTCTTATTGATGAAGCAGAAGCATCCTATAAATTAAAATATGCTTTGGGTGCACAACGCGCATTGCAATTTGGTGGCGATCAGTTAATGAAACATCAAATGAGAATGTATAATTGTACTTCTACATATGCCGATCGCCCACGCTTCTTCTCAGAACTATTTTATGTTCTACTATGTGGCGCTGGTGCTGGATTCTCAGTACAATATCATCATGTTGATAAACTACCAGATATTCAAGAACGTAAGAAGCAGGCTAAAGGATGGGTCGTTGAAGACTCAGTAGAGGGATGGGCCGATGCTCTTGGAGCTCTATTGTCATCTTACTTTGTGGGCGGTGGTCAGTTCCCAGAAATGGAAGGTCGTAAAGTCTACTTCGACCTAAATAATGTACGTCCCAAAGGTGCTATGATTAGTGGTGGATTCAAAGCACCTGGACCAGAACCACTACGGAAAGCGTTAGATAAAATTGAACATCTCATTCAGTCTCGAGTCCTTAGTGGGCACAATCGTCTTCGACCTATTGATGTATATGATATTGCCATGCATGCTGCTGATGCTGTGCTTGCTGGTGGTGTTCGTCGTTCTGCAACTATCTGTCTCTTCAGTGCTGAAGATGAAGAAATGGTCTCAGCCAAAACAGGAAATTGGTTCATTGATAATCCTCAGCGCGGCCGTAGCAATAACTCTGCTGTCATTGTTCGTTCCGAGATTACTAGAGAGCAATTCAAGTCAATTATGGGGTCCATCAAAGAGTTCGGTGAGCCCGGATTTTACTTCGTCGAAGATAGAGATTTCACCACTAACCCCTGTGTCGAAATAGGAATGTACCCACAGATTGATGGTAAGTCTGGGTGGCAGGGATGTAACCTAACAGAAATTAATGGAGGTAAATGTACATCATCAGCCGAATTCTATAAAGCATGTAGAGCAGCTGCTATTCTTGGAACATTACAAGCAGGTTATACAAGCTTTAAGTATTTGGATAAAACAACCAAAGATATCTTCGAAAGAGAAGCATTGTTGGGTGTATCTATCACGGGATGGATGAATAACCCGAGTATTCTTTTCGATGAAGAGTTTCAAACAAAAGGAGCTGAAATTGTTAAACAAGTTAATAAAACCGTTGCAGAGCTTATCGGAATTAATGCGGCAGCAAGAACAACGTGTGTTAAGCCTAGTGGAAACGCTTCCGTTCTACTCCAAACGGCGAGCGGTATACATGCTGAGCATTCTCCTCGTTATATCCGTCATATACAACTAAACAAGGATACAGAGGTAGCTCAACTACTTGCTGAATCAAATCCATATATGGTTGAAGAGTCTGTGTGGTCATCTAACAATACAGACTACTGTGTCGGCTTTCCTATTATCTCACCAGAAGGTTCTCTATTCCGTGAAGAACTATATGGCACAGCACTATTGGAGAAAGTAAGACTAGTACAACAGAATTGGGTTGAGGCAGGTACAAACAAAGAATTATGTGCGGATTCTAGGGTCCGCCATAATGTATCCAATACTGTAACTGTAATGCCACACATGTGGTCTCAAGTGGAGGATTATGTATATGACAATCGCGATTCTTTTGCAGGTATATCGTTCTTGGCGGGCTCGGGTGACAAAGACTTTGCACAAGCGCCAATGACCGAAGTATTAACAGAAGACCAAATAGTTGAAAAATATGGTAAGGCGGCATTGTTTGCTTCTGGCCTTATTGTAGACACCCGCAAACAAGGATTTAGAGATCTATGGGACGCAACCATGCAAGCTCAAATGCCAGAGGAATATCGTGGCGAGATCTCAGATCTAAACAAAGAATGGATTCGTAGATTCAAAAAATTTGCCGATAACTACTTTGAAGGTGATCTTAAAGAAACAGAGTATTGCCTTAAAGATGTATTCCTATTACATAAGTGGACTAAGATTCAACAAAACATTAGTCCTGTAGATTTTAAGACACAGCTTTCACAAAAGCGATTTACCGATATAGATACTATGGGTGCGATCGCATGTCAGGGCGGTGCATGCGAAATCACATTCTAGGAGAGCAGATGGAAAAAGAATATTGGGTAGAATGTCATGCCTGTGATGTAGAGACTCAGGTATTAGTAGTCGACGAAGATGAAATACCACAATATTGTCCTATGTGTGGATTTTCTGTTGAATACGAAGAATTAGAAGAGTAGTATAAATAGTCCTGTAGAAATGCAGGACTATTTTTTTATGTGGCTATACAATGATAAAGAGTTTGATGAGACGCCTGAAGAGTATCAGGGCTTTGTCTATATCATAACAGATCTTACAAATAATAAAAAATACTTAGGTAAGAAATTCTTTTGGAAACCCAAGACACTTCCCAAAACAAAAACTCGTAAGAGACGCGTTAAAACGCGCGTAGAAAGCGATTGGCGTACCTACTATGGTAGCAGTAAGGAAGTACAAGAACTAGTAGAAAATAACGGCGTAGAGAGCTTTAAAAGAGAGATTCTAAGGTTATGTAAGACCAAAGGTGAATGCTCATACTTTGAGGCTAAATACCAATTTGACTTGGACGTATTACTTCGCGATGATTTTTATAATGGAATTATAAGTTGTAGAATTCATAAAAATCACGTAAAGGAAATAAAAAATGAATACGAACGAGTATGACGTAGTTCTATTAAAATGTGTAGATGGCGATACTGTAGACGTTGATATTAACTTGGGCTTTGGTGTTTGGTTAAAAGATGAACGTGTACGTATCATGGGCATTGATACACCCGAGAGCAGAACAAGTGATAAAGTAGAAAAGTTATTTGGCACAGCTGCTAAGAATAGACTAAAAGAATTATTAAGTGAGGGTGGCAAACTTATTACCACTGAAGACAAAGATGGTGAAGACATGAAGGGTAAGTTCGGCCGAGTATTGGGAGATTTCTGGGTTGAACGTTATGAAGGTAAACGTGAGAAGGTTACAGACATCATGATTGAAGAAGGCCATGCCGTAGCCTACTTTGGCGGTTCAAAGGAAGAGATCCAAATGAAGCATATGGCCAACAGAGAAAAACTGCTTAGAGAAGGTATTGTAGATAAAGCAGATTATGATAAATTAATGGGTTGACCTTTAAGGCGAACCGGTATATAATAAATTAACATTTGTTGCACCCAGGGAGATATGGGATGATTTTGATTGATTATAATGGTATCGCGGTTTCTAATGTAGTAACACAGAGGCTCGATATTGATGAAAATTTAGTGCGCCATATGATTCTTAATAGTATTCGTATGTATCGTTCTAAGTATAAAAATAAGTATGGTGAGGTTGTCATCTGTTGTGATGGTTTCCAGAACTGGCGCAAAGACTATTATCCACAATATAAGTATAAGCGCAAAGCAGACCGTAAGAAATCCAATATTGATTGGAAAGAGTTGTTTCGTATTACCAATATGGTTCTTGAAGAAATAAAAGAAAATTTTCCATATAAGGTAGTAGAGCATGATAGATGTGAAGCAGATGATATCATTGCTGCTATTGTAGAAGATACTCAAGAGTTTGGTAAGTATGAACCAGTGATGATTATATCTTCGGACAAAGATTTTGCTCAGCTGCAAAAGTATGATAATGTATCTCAGTATTCTCCTATCACAAAGAAAATGATTAAGGAAACACATCCACGCAAACAATTAATGGAATTGATTCTTAAAGGTGATCAGGCGGATGGCATTCCTAATGTATTATCTAATGATGATGTATTTGTGGAAGGCATTCGTCAAACACCTCTTCGTAAGAAAGTTATGGAAGACATAATTGATAAATTATCAACCACCTACAAAGAGCCGTATGGTAAAGATGAAGAGTGGATGCGTAATTATATTCGTAATAAAACATTGATTGATCTTTCAGAAACACCGAAAGACATCAAAACAGAAATTATATATAATTATGATAACCAAGATAAATGGTCTAACAAAGGCAAAGTATTTCCCTACCTAATTGAAAAACAGTGTCGTCTACTAATGGATGACCTACAGGATTTTATTTGAGATGGTAAACAAAACTACATATTATACATTTGAAATTTTAGAAAAGATTTCTACGGCTAAAACAAAAGCCCAAAAAATTAAACTTCTCCAGGAACAAAATGATAACTGGGCTCTAAAGGATCTTCTTAGAGGTACCTTTGATGATGCAGTTCAATGGCTATTACCTCAGGGTAAAGTTCCATATGAACCAGCAACTCCAGAATCACATCCTTCAAACTGGACACAGCATAATAAAAAACTAGCTTATTTTGTTAAGGGCGGTCAAGGTGAACGTATGAGCGTCGTTAAACGAGAAAAGATGTTTTTAGATATTCTCGAGACAGTGCACCCTCGAGATGCAGAACTTCTTGCTGGAATGATCAACAAGAAACTGCCAATTAAAGGTGTCACAAAAAAACTAGTACAGGAGGCTTATCCCGGTTTAATTTTACGTTAACAAATAAGGAGTACTTATGAGTAGAATACAACTAGATAGATTAAGAAACGATTTACTTGAACTTACCAGTTATATGGAAAAAGTCAAACAAAGAGGTAATAAGGATCTTTTATCTAAGTTGAAACGTAAACATGATTTTTTAAAGTCTAAATTGGAAACCACTTAACTAGGAGGAGGGACTGGTGCCAAGCCAGTCCCTTAACACAAATGCCATCATACACAATGATAGATATAGAAACAAACGAAGAACATGAAATGGTTCTGTCTTTGGCAGAGCGAGAAGAATTATTGGCTACAGGAAAGTATAAACAAAAACTTTCTACTGCCAAGTTTGTATCTGATACTACATCTACTCTTCGTAGAGCTGGATCAGAATGGAATAATATGTTAGGTAGAATTAAAAAGAACAATCCTGGAAGCACGATTAATAATTAAATGAAAAGAGTCAAGACTCAGAATAATTCCATGACGGTCAAATTGGATGATCTTCTTCAGTTTGACCCATTAACCAAAAATCAGGAAATTGCTTATAAAGCTTGGGATGAGGGAGACAATTTAGTATTAGCTGGAACTGCGGGTACTGGTAAAACATTTATGGCGTTATATCTTGCATTAGAGGATATGCTTGATAAAGAAACCGAGTGGGATCAGGTTGTCATAATTCGATCAATGGTACCCACAAGAGATATGGGATTTCTGCCAGGAGCCAAAGAAGATAAAGAAGAAGCCTTCACTACACCCTATAGAGCTATCTGTGCTGAATTGTTTGGTGATAAATCATCATATAACAAATTGGTTACATCAAAACAAATAATGTTTGAATCTACATCATTTATTCGCGGGACAACATTTGATAATTCTATTATAATTGTAGATGAAATGCAGAACCTTAATTTTCATGAATTAGATTCTGTAATCACAAGAGTCGGAAGACACTCTAAAATAATTTTTTGCGGTGACTATAAACAAAGTGATTTTAAGTATGATGATGACAAAAACGGTATTATGAAATTTATGCAAATTGTTGAACAATTGAGAAATTTTACAGTCATTAATTTTGGATGGGAAGACATCGTAAGGTCAGACTTTGTAAGAGATTATATTATGACAAAAGAAATGTTAGGCTACTAAGAGGAGAACATGGCTAAGTATTCAAGATTCGATCCACGCAATAAGAAACGTGGCAAGCATAAATCACAATCGGAAAATAAAGACCTACGAATTCGAGAAGTGATAGACCGAGAAGAAAAACAATTGTTAAGTGAAGTAATATATGATGATGAACATGACTATGATGAATACGAACCCCGATCATTGCACGGATAGTATATTTACAATATTGAATTTGAGATCTCAATGGGAGGAAATCACTCTCGGTAATAGATCTACATATAAATTAATTAATGAAGATAGTACTATTGATACCTTAAAATGGTTTGTCAATAGTGGATCTAAATCTAACCGCTTTCGTAAAAACTTTAAACAGGCATTATCATTGGCTAATGATATAGTTAATTATTATGAAAACTCTAATTTATCAGGTATATGTCGGTAAGCGATCAGCTGTTCACGATCTATGTGTTAATTCTGTTAAAGACTATTCAGAATGTATAGGTTCAGATTACATTTGCCAAACACAGCCGTTACTACGCATAAAACCAAATCCATTCACATCAAATAGATCTGAGAACTCATGGAAACAACATGGTGGGTTTTTGCCTATCTATGAGAAAGAAAATGTATTTAATTACATCTACGATTATGATAGGGTTTGTGTAATTGACAATGACATATGGATTAGACCCGGCACTCCTAATATTTTTAATGAAATAAAAGACGAAGATATTGCGGCTCAGTTTGAAAGAGAACTACCTGCAGATCCATCCTATCGTAAAAGAATAAAGTTATATTCCGAACAGCAGTTGGAACCCCTCAAACAATACGATTGGGATTGGAATGAGAATGGTGGTAATTTCTTTAACTCTGGTGTCGTAATATATAATTCATCAATAAAGGATATTCTCAAGGGCCAGAAAGCAAAAGAGTTTATGGAGAGAGTTGACTTTCAGGACTTTATTGATGGTAAGGGTTTTTGGAAATGGCAGACAGATCAAATCATGTTGAACTATTGGGCCAAGAAAGAAAACCTTAAAGTAAAACATCTTGATTGGAAATGGAATGCTCTATATAATCCATTCTTTGGTGGTGTAGATAAAGACAGAGTCAAAGAAGCCCATTTCGTCCATTTCTTTCAATCTGGTAGATTAGCACAATATGCAAGAGATACTAAAGATCTTTTAGAGTTAGTAAAATGAAAACCTTAATATATCAAGTATACGTTGGCAAACGTAGTAAACTTTATGACTTTTGCACAGAGTCAGTAAAGGCTTATGCTAAACGTATAGGCGCTGATTATCAGGTACAACGGCAACCCATACTTATGATTAAACCCGATCCCTTTATGACCAATCGTAAGGGTAAAACTGGTGGTTGGGAAAAGCTGGGTTATCTTCCAATCTTTGAAAAAGAAAATGCATTTACGTTTTTAAAGACTTATGATAGTATAGCAATTATTGATAGTGACATTTATATTAGAAATAATATGAATGAATCTATCTTTGATCAAATTGGATCAAATGACTTTGCAGGTGTACTAGAAAGAGATTTACCCATTACAAAAGAACATAAGAATAAAATTGTAAATTATTCTCGTATGCAATATCAATCTATCCGTAATGTTAATTGGCAATGGAATGATCGTGGGGCCGCCTTCTATAATATGGGTATGATGGTTATTAACAAATCAATCACTAAATATTTGAATGGTGAAACACCTCAACAATTTTTACGTAGACCAAACTTTAAACCCTTTATTGATGGTGTAGGTCCATGGCAATGGTCTACAGATCAGACTTTACTTAATGTCTGGGTAAAGGAATCCGGAATGAAAACCAAGAACCTAGACTGGACCTGGAATGCTCTTTATACTGCAATTGACGATTCAAGATTATCAGAAGCAAAGTTCATTCATTTTTATTTAAAAGACAAACTACCTGCCAATGGTGAGAATGTCGAACAACTTAGAGGTATTATAAATGATTAAACCTGACCTTACGGCATCAGCAACTAATCTTGAAGAATTTTATGAACAGATCACTGCAGCACAACAGGGATCTCATGGTAAAGAATATACAGAACATCATAAGTCACTTATAGCATGTGCTAATGATCCAGATGTAAATGTTATTAAAGAATTAGGTGTTTGTCAGGGAGCCACCTTTGCGGCACTTATGATGACAAAGCCAAAGAAGCTTATTGGTTATGATATTGCTTCTAGATATATTGATCCCTACAAACATCTATTTGATAAGTATGCTGAGGAACATAACCTTGATTATGAGTTTCATGAAATGAGTAGTCATGACACTAGATCGGTATCTCAGGTTGATATGTTACACATTGATAGTCTTCATACACCAGCACACCTACAACAAGAACTTCGGATGCATGCACCAAAGGTTAGAAAGTATATTGTATTACATGATACAGCTAACTTTAAGGGTTCATCTGGGCTGTTTGTTACTATTGCTAAGTATATTACAGAAATGGAACAACTCTGGAAAGTCCATACACATTATATTCATCGTGTAGGATATACAGTATTGGAACGTGTAAATCGTATTCAACCCGAATGGAAGTAAAATGAAACTTTATGAATACAAAGATCATAATGAATATGTAAATGAACAAACTAGAGCCAATGTTGTAAAGTTACATAAGGTTTGGGTTTCTAAGCAAACTATTATTCTTATCAAATCTTTGGTCAACTATGCATCAAATGTCTTATGTCATGGTACTCGAAATGGCGCTGAACAAAATTATTTTAAAGAAGAGTATCCTGAAGCCAATATAATTGGTACAGAGATAGCATATACGGCAACACAATTTCCAATGACAGTACAACATGACTTTCATGAAGATAGAGAAGAATGGTTTGATAAGTTTGATATTGTTTATAGCAATTCATTTGATCATTCCTATGATCCTACTAAAAGTCTTACGGCCTGGAAAAAACAAATTAATGATTCAGGAAAAATTTTTATTGAACTTATGACAGGCGATGATCAAAAGTCAAAGAGTACAGATCCATTAGAAATATCAGAAAGTGAATTTGCGGCTTTATGTGTTGAAATTGATTTGAAAATAGAAGGTACATATAGAACAATAGGCGGTGAAGGTCGTCATTCTATTCTATATCAATTGTCAAAATGAAAGTCCAAATAATCTATATTGATACCGAGAAGTCAAAAAAACAGGCCCAGACTTCTTTAAAGTCATTTAAGATGTATGGCTGGGATGCAGAGTTATATGAAGGTATTACTCCTTCTACTTTAGATGAAAATGACTTTCCCTATAAAGATCTAAAGGATGGTAGATTAGAAGCCTTTAAATATAATGAGCCACATAAGTATCCCATAAAGAAAAGTTGTCTATTTAATAATTTAAAATTTGCTGAGAGAGTTATAGAAGCAAATGAACCAATGGTGTTTGCAGAACATGACTCTCTTTGCATTAGTAAACCTGAAGAATATTTCTTTACCGATTATTTGTTTTTATCTTTTGAGTATGCCTTTAGTCCCCCCACAGCATTAGCCAAAGAACCCTTTCTAAGTTATAAAACACCCTTTGGTATTGGTATATCCGATTTTCCTGGTGATTACCCGTTGCGTTATTATAGAGATACATTATATAATAATCATATTATGAGTCCGGGTACAGCATGTTATGCTTTATCTCCTACAGGTGCAAGAAAGATATTGGCCGCAGCAGAACGTAATGGTTTGGAACAATCTGATTTTATTTACAATTCATATAATGTTTCAATGCAATATGTTAATCCAAGTCCCGTCAGATATCAAAAAGAAAACCTCAATACATCACATGTGATAATATGAAAACATATGCTATAGTCATAAAAGATTCTGAAGTATCGGAATTTGGATACAATAACCTTTTAACTAGTTCAAAAAAGGTTAAAAACGATTTTGAAGTAAATCGATTTGATGCTATAGTTCCAAAAGACGTTGATAAACTTCTTATGATATATGGATTAAAATGGAACTATCCATGGAGTGGTGAAGTCATAGACATGCAATCCGGTTTGGTTAAAAGAGCATATGTTACCGCAAATCCTAAAGCAAGAATAGCATGTGCTCTTAGTCACTATACATTATGGAAAAAAGCGTCTATGATGGATGAACCTATTTTGATTATGGAACATGATGCATATTTTCAAAATAAAATAGATTTTGATCCTAAAGAATGTAAGGGTAACATAATTGGAATTAATAATCCTTTGGGTTGTACTCGCAGGGCCAATCTTTATTATGAATCAATTTTATCTAAGCAAGATAAATTTCAATTGGTACCATATATTGATGATCAAAAGATACCTCAAGGCCTAGCCGGAAATTCATCATATATAATTAACAGAAAAGGCGCAGAAGATATGTTAAAATTGGTTAACGAATATGGTCTGTGGCCCAATGATGCTTTGATGTGTCGCCAACTAGTGCAGGGGTTATATGTCACTAGAAAATTTTATACTCATATTCAAAATCTAAAGAGCACCACAACGCTATGAAAAACTACGTAATTACAATTATGGATAATCCCAATTCTGTAGAGGTGGCCGAAAGATGTATTTCTTCGGGGCAACGTTTTGGTATGCCCATAGAAAAGTTTGAGGCCATAACTCCTAAATCTGATTTGACGGAATTAATGGCAAAGGAAAAAATAAAAAAGGAAGGTTTTGAAGAGCGCTGGTCACGTATGCCAGAATGTATGTCAGCATTTATGTCACACTATAGTTTGTGGAAAAAATCTGTAGAATTAAATGAAGAGATTACCATATTTGAACATGATGCTGTTATTATGGATCCTATACCATACATAAATGATTATAGAGGTTGTATATCTTTTGGTAGACCTTCTTATGGTAGATATAATAATCCTCCCAGTCTTGGAGTCAATGGTTTAATTTCTAAACCCTACTTTCCGGGAGCTCATGCATATAGAGTCAAACCTAACATAGCACAATTACTTATTGACGAAGCAAAGTATCATGCTCGTCCTACTGATGTATTTTTAAACATAAACACCTTTCCATTTTTAGAAGAATATTATCCATGGCCAGTAGAGGCCCATGATTCCTTTACGACCATACAAAATGAAAATGGAATTCAAGCCAAACATAATTATGTAAAATTAAAAGATAAGTATGAGATCATTTAATGTTGATACCAAAACAAATTGAACACTACCTTGATGTACCAGGGTTTAATAATCCTAAACATTTAGACGCACTAGCAGAAACCGCAAGTAGCATTCAACCCGGATCGAGAGTATTAGAAATAGGCCCCGCGTTTGGTTGTTCTACTTGGGTGTTGATGACAAATCTACAAAAGGGGGTTGAGTTACATACATGTGATACATTTGGTATGAACCACCCAGCTCTTAAACAAAGACATTATAATGGTGTTATGGCAAAGCATGGACACAATTCAGCCATATCATATGCTATGAATCTTTATCTTGAAAAAGATCACAGAACATTGTTTAATCATAATGTCAATCAACATCCAAGGCGTTATGAAGTACTTAAAGAAATTCATGCATATCCCAGCTTGGAATTATTGGCTAAAGATACTAATTGGGATATGGTCTACATTGATGGTTTACATTCATATGAAAATGTATCAGCTGAATTAAACTTCTTGAAGGATGTACCACTTCTATGTGGTGATGATTATCATCCCGCACATCCCGGTACCATGCAGGCCATTGATGAGTTTGTTGCTAAAAGAAAATTAAAATTAGTACATCACGAATTTGATACTGGTTCAGGATTTTGGAAGATTGATAATGCATAAAAAATTATTCATAACGGGATGTGATAAGAAAACAAGATGGATGTTACCTTGGTTTGAACAAAACTTTAGGAAACATAATCCCGATGCTTTGTTACATGTATATGATTTTGATAAAGAATTTTTATCCGAAAGTCATTGGTTTAAAAAACCAGCCGCCATGTTGGATGCTACAAGACGTGCTCATAAGGTTTGTTGGCTGGATACAGATTGTCAGGTTAAAGATAATATTGAAAACATATTTGAATATACTTTACCAAATAAATTGTGTATGGTAGAAGATGTTCCGTGGTCTATACGTAGAGGAGAGACTTGGCACAACTCAGGGGTAGTAGCATTTCAAAACAGGCCTATTATATTACGAGAATGGGTTAAGCAGATAAAGAATGTAACTGATACAACCAATCCTATGTTTGGAGATCAAGATGTACTTCATGCCATTCTCAGACAGGAAATGAATAGGTTAATATATATTAGAGATCTTCCAAGAAAATTTAACACACTCAGATTAGATTTGCTTGATAAGTCTGCTCCCGAAAAAATTAGTATCATGCACTGGACTGGTGCAAAAGGTAAAGAATATATTAGAGAAATGATTAATGTCTAGAGTTGCTCATATTATCGGTAATGGTGATAACCATTCTTTATATAAACCCGCTAAGGGCATTAAGATTACTTGTAATCTACCACCACAGGAAATTGCAAACACATATGCAAGCTGCATTGTAGATTTTAAAATGTGCCATGCCCTCACTGAAGGTTCTGTGCAGATTCCTGGAAATTGGGTTATGGGATATAGACCCAAGATTTGGTATGAACAAAACAAGGGTAATTTTAAGATGAGGTTTGGTCATAAGATCAGAGAGTTCTATACCGTATTGCCTGAATATGCGGGTAACTATACAAATCTTAATTGTGGTCATTTCGCCGCACACTATACAGCAAATAAACTGAGAGCCGACGAAATACATCTATACGGCTTCGATTCTTTGTTTGATATGAATTTAAGAAGTACCACTGATTTTATAATTAATTCAGATCGTGGAGCTACTAATAACGTGAGACTTAATGATCGTTGGCGACCTATCTGGAAAAGTATCTTTGAAGAATTTAAAAATACTCAATGGGTACTACATCACAATCATCCTAACCTTAAATTTCCAAAAGGTGATAATGTAGAAATAAAAGTGCATTGACCCCGTTGACATTTGATTTCAGATGAACTATATTACTAATATAGAAGGAGAATCAAATGAAAACATTTACTATCATCATCTCAGAAGAACAACTATCTCAATTACAATCTGCTTTATGCGCAGATATCTTCTATACAGAAGAAGGTAATTATCTTATCGGTATGATTCAGGATGTTCTAGATCAAAAAGAAGAAGATATCATCAACGATTTTACATCTTAGGATAATAAATTGTTAGTCTTAGAATTCCAAACCAAAACAGCAAAGTATCGGCAGAAGGCTATTCAGCAGGCTGTCGATTTTGCTTTCTGTGAACTTATGCCTCGGGTTAGAAAGCCGATTTATATAAATATTCGTACGATACGTAAGTTAGCAGAAAAGCAAGGAGTTTACGGCGACTGTATGGATGAAGGAGATCGTGAGTTTACGATCCGCATCGATGTATCTCTTCCCCTAGATGAAATGATATCAACAATTCTCCATGAGATGGTTCATGTGTGGCAGTACGTCTCTAAACGTATGATCCAAAATTGGGTACATGAGGTACGATTTGCAAAGCAGGTGTATAGTTCTGATATGCCGTATGATGATCGCCCCTGGGAAATAGAAGCGCATCGTGTAGAGAAAGAATTAAAGGAAAAATGGGATGGACTTAGACGGTATTGAAAAAGCATGTATTGATATATGCGATGACAATCCTAATATGCTTATACCATGGTATTTAATGGCAGCCTATGCTTATTATGTTGAAGATGATCCAATATTGAGTGATAATAGGTTTGATCAAATGGCAAAACGTATTTTGCATGTTTGGGATGATATAACACATATGCATAAAGAGTGTCTCACTCAAGATATGTTAAAGGCAGGAACATTTATTGGTGATTACCCCTCACGTATTAAAGGAGCATTGGATGACCTCAGACACGCCTACCGATGACCCTATTGACGGAATTGATTTGAACAACTTAGGTGGATGGACTAGTTATGACAGTAGTAGAATGCGCGAGAAGAATAATGGAGAAGGATTGGGAGGGGATTCAGGAGATCGATATCAAAACTCTTGGGTACGCCTTGGTGATGGTTGAAGCCGTAAAAAAAAGTTAATTTATTTTGAAAATAACCGTTGACATTTCTGGATAGATGCCCTATATTATTAACATAGGATGAAGGAGAATGAAAATGGCTTTTACTTTTGCAAATGAACTGATCTCAGATCTTCATAAAGATGCTTATGGTTTTCGCCCATCTCAACGTTTCTTTGATGATTGGAAATCATATTCTGACGAAGAGAAGCAAGAGGTTTGGGATGCTTTGATTCATACGATGGAGTATAATCAAAAAGAAGAAGCTCGTCATGAAGCTGATAACCTAAATAAGTTTCGTGAAACGGTTCGTAAAGTAATGAATACATGTGGTGTAGCATGGAACGACGCTATTGATTATCTTTGGGATGCCGAAGATGATACTACTGATTTTGATTATTTCCTTTGGAATTATGGAATTGGTTATAACGATCGTCGCAATATACGTAAGCTATATGAGGAGGCTGCACAATGATGTTAAGTGGTGATCTGCAGGGAGCAATGGTTTTACATATTCTTGAGAAAGGATGGCATCAGCCTTTCGTTGATGGTAAAGCCAATGAATATCAAATAGAAGAAGCTATTACGGTTGGTTTGTATCAAGGAGACATACCTCCTTTAGATCAAGATGACGTTGATGTCATAATCTCTCTGGTAAATGATTTAATTAAAAATTATGGTACAGTATGAAAAAAATTATATTAAAAGGCAATGCTCATTGGTTTGAGGCTTTTTCTAAACCCATAACAGCATTTAAAGCATTGCCTAAATGGTATAAAGATACTAAGATTGATGGACCAATTAAACAGGCAATGTTTAACACCAGAAATGATGGCACATTGAAAAAATGTGTTCCATTTCTAGATGCAATGACTGCGGGTTATGTTATTACGGCTGCTCAGGATTTTGGTATTAAATTATATTATGATAAGGAAGGAAAACATAATTGGCATTCTGAAAGCCCTGCACCAACTCTTCCACAGATTATTTCTTCTCATACATCACCTCAATTGGGGCCGTATTGGAAACCGTTTAAGGATTTTGTGACCTTAAAATATGATAATCCATATGTATTAAACACACCTCCTGGGTATAGTTTGCTCTATACACCTTTACTAAATAATTTTGAATTACAAAATAAAGGCATTCATTTTTTATCTGGTATAGTTGATGCTGACAGGTTCCCCATTGCTGTTGCGCTACCTTTTATTTGTACTAATTTTGATGATGAAATAATAGTAGAAAAAGGTACACCATTGGTTCAGGCAATTCCCATTAAAAAAGAAAATTGGGTTATGTCAGAGGCTATTATGGATTCTAATGAATATGAATCTAACTACAATAAATTAACCACAAAATTTAGGGATGCTTATAAAAATATGTTTTGGAATCAAAGCAAATATAGATAGGAAAGAAAATGTTTAAATTCATTATACCATTACTTTTAGTTGCAGGGTCGGCCGCGGCAGATAATGTTGATCGCATTAAGATCTATGACCATACAACAACGGTTGTTACTCAAATCCCTACTACTCAGACCCGTTGTCAGAATGTAGAAGTACCAATCTATCAAGAAGTGCAGAGACAAGGTGATGCAGCTGGTGGTGCGTTAGCCGGTATGATTATTGGTGGTCTTCTTGGCAAAGGGGTTTCTGGTAATGATGATGGAGCTGCTGCAGGTGCTGTGATTGGTGGTCTTATAGGGGCTGACAAAGGCTCTAAGCCTAAGACAGAGCGGCGAATAGTTGGATATGAGACTCAACGTCAATGTAGTGAAGTTGTTGTATATGTGGATGAGAAAGAAGAGCGTTACAGCCACTCTACAATTCGTTTCTATCTGAATGGTAAGCGTTATGTATTGGAATTTATAAAATAGGAGTTTATTATGGGTTTTGTAATTTTACTAACATTGTTTGCATATGATAATCAAGAGTTCTTAGAAATGGAAAAAGCTAAACGAGCTGAAGGTTATACGTGGCAACAAATCGAAGGCGGTTGTCGTGAACCATATCCTGGTTTTGTTGAGGGTAAGGATTATATTTCACAGGGGAAAACTGATACACATCCAGGATATGTTTGTCATCAGTTAACCAAATAATGGCTTGGTTATTGGTATTCATGACATACTGGGATGGTCAGATTATGACAGTTGGTAATGGTGTGTTTGAAACTCATATAGAATGTTTTGCTGAACGTGAAAAGCTCAGTACTGAGGTTGGTGGTATGAATGGATACTTTCCACCTAACATGCAAGCCATATGTATGAAGATAGAGTTGAAAAAAGATTCTATATAGGTTATAATGATTCCGTAGCTCAACTGGATAGAGCAACTGACTTCTAATCAGTAGGTTGAGGGTTCGAGTCCTTCCGGAATCACCAGATAAAGGTAACGATATGCAACTAAGTTGGGAAAAAATTAGAGATCCAGAAACATGTGAATTATATCATGTTATGTGGGATCCTATTATATCAAAAGAAGTTGCATCAATACATAAGGTAAAATTTAAAAAACCTTATCAAGTAAAAATATTAGATAGAGTACCTTGGCATCGTAAAACACTTAAACAGGCTAAAGCAGATTGTGAATGGATATATGGCAACACAAAATAGTTTTATGATCTTTGGTCTACAACGATCTGGTACAACATTTCTTGAAAAACTTATTACATATAACTATGATGCAACGGTTGCCAACGGATCTATATGGAAACATCAGTTAGAAGTTCCGGATAGTGATATACCATCTGTAGCAATTATTAAATCTCCATATACATGGGTTGAGTCTATAGCATGGCGTGAACCAGCAGACATTGCAAAAACATATCCTGAGGTTACAGAACCCGGAAAAATAATGATAGACAATTCTTATGGTGAATGTATCTTAAATCTTCATAATTTAATAAACCTATATTGCAAATGGTTTAATAATTGGTATGAATCAGCCACACATTTTTTTAGATATGAAGATCTTCTGGTTGCTCAAGACCAACAAATCCAATTGGGTCGTTTAGATTTTGTAAGACCTTATGATGATTGGGAGGCTCCTGCATATGGAAGCCTGTTTATGTCTGAAGGATTTAAGGGTGAAGATCTTTTTTATTATAAAAGCCAAACGCCCAAACATCTCACAGACAACCACATTGATATTATAAATGATGTCTTGGGGAATGATTTTTTTAACGAGACTAAGTATAAGAGGATAAGATGACACAAGTTCTAGTATATAACACAGGACCTGGAACTGAATTCCAGAGAGTTATGATTGGCGAGACGACTCTAGAAATGGCACTCCGAAACTACCTAGATCAGGATCCTGAGCTAAGAGAAACCAAAAAAGCTGAATTTGAAGCTAATGGCCGCGCAATATTTAACCGTACTGCTGAAGAATATGAAATAGAATTAAAAGAAAATTCTTAAAAAATTATAACCCATTGATTTTAAACGAAAACAAAATGCACTTTTCTGCACTTTTTTTCGTGTGCCCGGGGTGAAATCTCTGAAATAATCATTATATTAATAATATAAGATGAAGGAGATCAAAATGGAAATCATCGTAAAACATATGGATCGTAACGAAGTAACAGGTGATATGGAAGGATATACATCTGTAGCGAAGGTTGATGTATCTGATTTTGTTAATCATGGTACCAATGAAATGTTGGAGTATGCATTCCGTTGGACTAACAACGTAATGGGTAGCTGGTCTAAGAAGATTGGTGAAGATGCTAATGATGATGTAACAGTTCTTGTTGAGCGTGAAGATGGTTTGGGACTTCGTTCTACATCAGTATTTGATCGTATGGAGCTTGACGGTGTTGAGTACGAAGTTGGTATGGTAGGATTCAAGGAGGTAGCATAATGTCTATTAAAGTAATGCATGAGCAAAAAGAAAATCGTCGGAATGGCAACATAGAAGGTGAGACAATTTATTTTGAATCATCAGGCTGGTGGGGTAGTGGTCCTATCTCATTCCGCCGTAGATATGGTTCTTGGTCAATGTCTACAACATCAGGTGGTCAAAGCCAAGGCATTGATGTTCTTGATCAGATTCGTGAAATGAAAGCAATGTTAGATTATGCCGAATCAGCTATCTTAGAGTATCGTGCAGTTGAGCAAGAGTATGACGGTCTGGAGATCGTGGAGTAATGAGATATGTTGAATTCGAAGGAGAAGAATATGATGCTCGGCATGGAGGTCCTTTTGATCGCGGATCGGCTGATTCGTATTATGGTCGTCGCTTTGATCCTCATTTTTTTATCGGCGCAACTAATACTACACCTCGCGTAGATAGATCGGGAATGTCTGATCGTCAAGTGGAGGAGTATTATAAGGGTTATGCTTATAATGAATCCACTGGAGATAAAAAGGATTGGGGATGAAGTTCGTTCATGATAACCAGCCAGATAAGGTATACTATATCACCGAGTCTTGGCATGGTGGCGGAGCAACAATGAAAGAACACTTTAACGGTTGCTTTCGTACTAAAATTGAGTTAAACTCTAATGAGTATAAAAAAATGTTAGAAAGGTTGGCTGAGAATGGCTGGAAAGAATCTATTCGCTAGTGAGTTGAAAAAAGAGCTTACAAAGTTTCGTAATGCGGAAAAGCGTAAGCAGGCTACCTTTATGAAGAAACAGGCTCGTCAGGCTAAAGTAAAGCGTGAGGATCGTTCTATGCTTCGTAAAGAAGAGATGCATTGGACTGATGCATCTAAGTATGCTAAACAATATTATGGAGAGACCTTCTATGAAACAACAAGACATGATAACGATTGGGATTAAGGCAATAGGTGTTATTGCCTTAATTGGATTTGGGGTTTGGTATACAATACATGTATGGTCAGATTGTCTTCAAGAAAATTCTTTTTTAACATGTGGAAGGATGTTGTATAAATGAGTGATACTCGGCAACTAGAAATGAAATTGCATGAGCAGGCTGATCAGATTGGTTACCTGCGTCATGAAGTAGCTAAGCTAAAGCAACAGCTTGAAAAGAGTGATGCTATTCTTAAGAATCTCTGTGAAAGGTTATATGTGCAGGGATGACCGGAATTTTTTATGATACAAAGGAAATGGAAATGATTTTACAAGAACAAGAGGACGGTACTATGACATATGATCGTAGCTGGATGATTCAGGAATTGCATAAGCGGGTCTGTCGTGTAATCTTTACTAAGGTTAATGGTGAAACGCGGGATATGCAATGCACTCTAATGGAATCAGCATTAACCACTGCTGGTGATAAACATGATCCTAAACGCCAGCGCAATGAAGATACAATTGCTGTTTGGGATACTCTAAAATGTGAATGGCGTTCATTCCGTGTAGATCGCGTAATTTCATTTACATAAATATAATCATGTTTGATATAATTTGGATACTTTTCGCTGCGGCTTCTTTCTGTTCCTTTATGATCGGTAGATCATGGAGTAATAGATTTCCGCCCGAATTCATCATTGAGAATACTATAGAGTATTTAATCGCCGAAGGCTATATACATGCCGAACGAACCGAAGATGGCGAATGGGAAATAAGTAAAGTAGATTAATGAAAAAACTTGCAATTGTCGGTAAAGGCACCATTGGCTGCCTTGCCATTAATTATTTTTTACAACGTACTGATTGGCATATTGATTGGATATTTGATAGTAGTATTCCTACTACATCAGTTGGCGAAGGAACTACATTAGCAGTTGCAAAACTTTTACAAACATTTGATTGGACCAATAATGCTATGTCGGAATTTAATGCGGTTCCTAAATTAGGCATTTATAAAAAAAATTGGACTGAGGAAACGTTTTCACACTCTTTTCCTTTTGGTGAATTTGGTATCCACATGTCCGCAGTTGATCTCCAAAATAAGATATATGATTTTGTAAAAACCTCACCACGCATTAATATTATTAACATGTATGTAGAGAATCCAAATGATCTTGACGCTGATCATGTAATGATTTGTTCTGGCTCTCCTAAAGATTATAGTGATTATACACCACTTGATCATGTATCGGTTGACAGTTGTTTTGTGACACAGTGTTATTGGGATCGCCCAGAATTTATGGAAACATTAACTATAGCCCGGCCCTATGGTTGGGTGTTTGGCATCCCCATACAGAATAGATGTTCTATTGGTTATCTTTATAATTCTAATTATACTTCTCTGTCAAATATAAAGAAGGATGTACAAAGTGTATTTGAAGATTTTGGTTTGACACCAAGTGATACTACAAATCATATACAATTTAAAAGTTATTATAAAAATAATAATTTTTCAAATAAAGTTGTATATAACGGCAATGCATCATTTTTTGTAGAACCATTAGAAGCAACAACGTCAGCTTCAGCCATTAAGATAATGAATACAGCATTAAATTTATGGCACGGTGTGTTTCCATCCGAGTTTGCACAGAACCTATATGAAAATGAAATTAATGCCGTTGAGTCAATCATATGCATGCATTATATGTCAGGCTCTACATTTAAAAACGATTTCTGGAATGACGCAAAAAAACGTTCCACACAAAAATTACAAAAAGATTTTAAAGAAGGATCTGAGTTTAGTAACATAGTCAAATTGGTTACCAAAGAAAATATAGATCATATGGAGATGATGAACATTGAACTTGGTACATGGGAAGCCCAAAGTTATAAATTTAACATTGAAAGACTTGGTATCAAAGACACTTTAATTGAAATGGCTAAAAATAATTCGTGACATTTGTTTCGTTTGATGTTATAATAAATTATATGTTGGAGGATACAAATGGTCAAACCTTTAAAGAAGAAAAGAGTTCTCACACCAAAGCAAAAAGAAGAGTTGACACTTCGTTTGGAAAAAGCACGGGCAGCTAAGGGCCCCGCTAAGAATGTCAGCGTACATGAATCCATTAGAGATCTGACTGATGATCATCCATTATCACCTAAGAAGGTTCGTAAATGGATTAAGGATCAGCAATTGAAACTTCGGGCCATGAAGGCGTTGAAGAATTCTAATGACCGTAAGGAAAAAGCTGCATATCATGTTGAAGAAGGTTATCTACATAATATGCAGGCCTATATTAGAACTGGTATCTGGCTTGATAATAGAGCAGGCGCTGATAGAGAACAAAAAGTAAAATTACGTTGTACACATTTAGCTTATGATAAGAATGGCAATGTAAAAAGAACATTAGGCGTCTACTATCCTGATTTAGGAGGTGAGTGGACTTTAGAAATGGAATTAGGAAATAATGCAGGAAGAAAGATTTCTAACAAAGGCAAGGTTCACAAAGCTCGTAGAAAGAATCGTAAAAGAGCATAAGTCATCTTACATGGATGCAATCATACATGTTTGTGATGATGTTGATTTAGATCTAGAGGATGTTAGAAAATACATAGCCCCAGCCATAAAAGACAAACTTGAAGCTGAGGCTATGAATTTAAATTTTTTACCAAAAGGCAACACTTTGCCGATTGACTAATACTATATAATTCTTTATAATGATATAGTGGACAATAAAATACACAAAGATATACAATTAATATACGGAGAATACATATGAGTTTTGCAGCACTAAAACGTAACCGCACAGACCTTTCGGCTTTAGTAGAAGCAGCAGGTAATGCAGGTCCAGAAGAACAGAAGAAGCATAATGTTACTGATGATCGTTTCTGGCAACCAACTCGAGATAAGGCTGGTAATGGTTATGCTGTAATTCGTTTCCTTCCTGGAGACGCAGAAGCACCTACTCCTTGGGTGCGTTACTGGGACCATTTCTTTAAGGGCCCAACAGGTCAATGGTATGTAGAGAAATCTCTTACATCTATTGGTCAAGCCGATCCATTAGCAGAGATGAACTCTAAGCTTTGGAACCAAGATGGTTCAGAAGAAGCAAAGCGGACAGTTCGTGAACGTAAACGTAACCTACGTTATGTTGCTAATGTGTTGATTATCTCAGATCCATCTGCACCAGAGAATGAGGGTAAAGTAATGCTCTATCGCTTTGGTAAAAAGATCTTTGATAAGATTATGGATACAATGCAACCTCAGTTCCCTGACGAGAAACCTATCAATCCATTTGATATGTGGGAAGGGGCTGACTTTACATTGAAGATTCGTAAGGTAGAAGGTTATCCGAATTATGATACATCCGCCTTTAAGTCTGCATCAGCCATTCCTGGTAGTGATGAAGAACTAGAAGCAATCTATAATCAACAACATGATCTATCAGAGTGGACAGATCCTAAGAACTATAAGACATATGATGAATTGCAATCTCGTCTGGCTGTGGTATTAGGTGAGTCTTCTACTCCAATGACAGCAAAGGTCATGGAGAGCCTAGACGATATTGATTCTATTCCGGGCTTTGATTCTCGTCCAGCTCCTACAGCAGCTACAGCACCCGAACCAACTATTCGTACGGCTGAGTCTTCTATGGAAGAGGATGATACAATGAGTTATTTCGCTAAGCTGGCAGCGGAAGACTAAGAAAATGGATATACAAGGGGCTTCAAAGAATATGCCGTTTAATACGATCTATCCAAACTCGGAGAATATTCCGCCCCCTGTATATCCTACCAAAGAAGCCAAAAGAGTTGTTGAGCCGTCTACTCGTGCTTCGATTAATATGGATGTTTTGAAAAAGTATTATGAAGCAAAAGACAGAATGACGGAAACTATTAATGATGAAAGATTACAGAAATACCTTAATGCTGCGGAATATCGCCCAGGGGATGTTGTAGATATTGAGGTATAGAAACCCATCCCTGCAGTCTGCAGCTCAGGAATGGTCGGTGAGTCGCTGGTACCGATTGGAAAGCTAGCCGGGTGCTGTACTGCGAAACGAACAGATAGAAAG